TCTTTGCAGCAGCTCATTGACAACATCATTGAGATTTATCTTCGCACTCTGTACAAACTCCGCTTTTTGGCATAAGGACGCATCATGGAACTTTTGAATCCGCTATCACAAACTGGTTTTCCTGGCCGCACCGCGTCTTACAGCGGTTCTGCGGGCAATACTGCTGATTGGGGTTCTGGCCCTGAAGGCGTGGTGGTCTGGTCTACGACCCCTTGCTATGTAGAGATTGGCCCTGGCGCTGTGGCCACCACTGGCAGCACGCCGATCCCTGCATACACCCCGATCCCGTTTTATTTGCCGATGGGCACCGGCGCTCCTTTTCGCGTAAGTGCCATTCGCATTGCGGATGACGGTGCAATTTATTGCAAACCGATTAACAAGCAATGAGCTTTGGTGTCGCACTTCGCAACGCAGTGGCCATTGGTCTTGGCGGTATTGCCACGCTGGTTTCTGGAAAACATGCCGAAATCATTATTGGCAATTTGTTGTGCGAAAACAATGACAACCTCGTCCAAGAGGACGGTGGCTTAATTCTTTTGGAGTGACCTAAATGGCCGTCGTCTTTCTCTCCCCAGTGGGCGGCGCAGCGGCCCAGTTTTTTACCAACAGTGGTGTTCCTTTAACTGGCGGCAAACTGTATGCTTATGCAGCAGGGACAACTACACCACAACCAACATACACATCTTCCAGTGGTAACACAACGCATCAACACCCAATTGAATTAGATTCTGCTGGGCGAGTGCCAGGCGGCGAAATATGGTTGACCGCAGTGTCGTATAAATTTGCGCTATACACATCAGCCAATGTTTTAATTGCAACTTATGACAACATAACAGGAATTGGCGCTGCGGCGTATCAAGTACAAACTTTTATTGGTACAGGGTCACAAACTGTGTTTACATTAACCACCGCATCAGCAGGCGAAAATTTTACGTTTGTGTACATTAACGGCGTGTATCAACAGAAAAACACTTATACAGTGTCGGGCACAACGCTGACATTTTCAACTGCACCGCCTGTTACTTCATCCATTGAAGTCATGTTTAATTAAGGAATCATCATGGCCGACACCAAAATCTCAGCGTTACCTGCATCCACCACCCCGCTTGCGGGGACGGAAGTTCTGCCAATTGTTCAATCTAGCTCTACTAAACAAGTATCCGTTGCTAATTTAACTGCTGGTCGATCTTTTGATGCTTTGGGCATGACCCTGACTTCAACAGATGCTGGTGCAGCAGCAGCCCCGTTACTTGAGTTGTATAGAGATTCAGCAACACCAGCGGCATCGGACACGTTGGGTGAAATTGAATTTAACGGTGAAGATTCAGCAGGTAACAAACAAGCCTACGGTTTAATTCACGCATCTATTCTCAGCCCAACATCAACTGCTGAACAAGGCCAGCTTCACTTTGAGACTGCTACTGCTGGTGCATTGACAGAAAAGATGATTATTGGCACAAACAATCTTGTGATTAACGAAATCGGTGCGGTGTTTAACGTGCGGATTGAGGGCGACACAGATGCTAACCTGTTCTATACCGATGCAACAAACAGCCGTATCGGTATTGGCACAATCAGTCCAGCGGAAAAATTAGATGTTGTCGGTAAAATTAAATTATCTGACAACTTAGTTATTGGCACATCAGGCAAAGGCATCGATTTTTCTGCCACATCAGGAACAGGTACAAGTGAGTTGTTCAATGATTATGAGGAAGGCACGTTTACTGCTACGTTGACCGCTGACACCCCTCCATCATCATCTCTGACGGCAACGGGTCACTACACCAAAATTGGCCGTTTGGTTACTGTAATGGCTGACTTTAGCAATTACGACACTACAGGTGCATCTGGCACTTACTACATAACAGGATTGCCATTTACATCTGCCAATAATGGGACAATTAACTATGGTGTTTTAGCAACATTCAATTTTGCAATTGAAACAGGCTGCGCAGCCATTACACCAAATACATCACAAATAATTTTAGCGCCTACTTACGGAGCTACTTTTACCACCTCTGTTGCTGGCGCTGGTAAATACGTCAGAGCTACGATCACTTACATCGCAGCATAAGGACTCAATCATGGCATTGACAAAAGTTTCCTATTCTATGATCACTGGTGCAGTGGTCAATGTCCTTGACTATGGCGCTGACTCCACAGGCGTTGCAGATAGTTCTGCTGCTGTTCAAGCCGCCACAAACACAGGTAATGCTGTTTATTTTCCGCAAGGGACGTATCGAGTAACAGGCATTACACGCACTGGAAAAACAATTTGGTTTTCTGAAGGTGATGCAAAAATCTTGTCAGACAGCGTTGTTTTAACAGTTACGTCTGGTGATGGCTCAATTGTTGACAACATTGAACTAGAAAACATCACTGCACCTTGGATTATTTACCGCAATCCAGCCAACTGGTCAACACCTCCAGTTCTGTCTCAATCAAATGGTAATGGGTATCAGCCTACCATTAATGATGTTGATATTTGGAGTTCGCTGACTTCTGCACAACAAAACCAAGATGTTGGGCCACAAATAATTTTTAGCGGCAACGCAACAAAAATTCAAGTCAGCCGCATTAAGGGGCGCTTTGTCACAATCTTGGTTAGAGACGCTACTTTCTCAGTTGTGCGTGATTGCAACTTTAGAGGCGGCAAGAGTTTTGCAGGAAGTATCAACTTCTGGAACATCGACGCTCAATCTGGCTCATTCAATAGCGCCATCAACAACAAGGTGACATACGCCAGCTTCAACGGCATCAACTTTGCAAGAAACTTTAATGGTTTGATTGAAGGTAATCAGATTGAACTTGTTGGCGAATCAGGTATTAAGACATACCAAAACACCATAAGCGGTATTGATTATCGTTGTTATCGAATGACAGTTGTTGACAACCAAACGCAGTTTTGCTATTACGATGGTTTAGATTTGAGTTCAGATTCTCCTGCTACTGGAACAAGTGATTCTCGTCATTTGATTTCCAACAATGACACATTTGGCAATCATGGCGTTGGTTTTTATGCTGATGGTCAATACAACGTGTTTGTGAATAACCGCGCAAGAAAAACACAAAAAGACGGAATTCGTGTCTGGTTTAATACCTCCACAATATCCAACAACTTTGTGTATGAATGCAATTTAAATTCGGATGCAAGCATTCATCAATTTACCGTTGATGGTGCTGACAATTTGATTGCTGGTAACAAAGTCATTCGCACCGTTGCAGTTGGAAATTGCATATATGCTACTGGTGCAAACTTCTGTGCCAATAACCAAAGCACAGGTGGGCCAAACTTTTTTGGCAATGCGGGAAGCATCACAGCAACCCTTGCAAACAACATTGACGGTGTGACTATTATGACTGGTGTTGTGTCTGATGGAACCTTGTGGTATCAAAACCCTGCGCCAACAACTGCACCAACATCAACTGTTCAGAATTACGGTAGCGTTTCTTATTGGCTAGACCAAACAGGAAATAACTTAAAGTTTCAAGTTAAGTACAGTAATGGTACAGTAAAAACTGGAACTTTGGCAGTATCTTAATCCGTACTGGTGCGGCCCACCAGCCTTAATGCCACGGTGGATTCCGTGGCTGGAAACAAGGAAATATCATGTTAGAAAAAGTTATCTCTGTTGATCTGATTGAAGTCATTGAAAACGGTTCAATCCAAGTTCGCACCAAAACCGCTATCAAAGAAGATGGCGTGGAGATCAGTAGCAAGTTCCACCGCCACGTTGTTGTGCCAGGTGCTGACGTAAGCGCTGAAGATGCCAAAGTGCAAGCCATTGCCGCGTCTATCCACACTGCTGACGTTATTGCCGCATACGAAGCAACACTTGCACAAACACCACAAATTCCAGCATAATGCTGACAAACCTTACCGGCGAGGTACACCGGGGAATCTTAGGATTCATTGACATGACTGAAGAAGTCCAAAACCTAGCGGAAGTTGACTCCGCGCCAGCAACGGAAGTGACGGCCACTCCTGAGACTGTAGAAAATGCGCCGGTAGTCGCTGATGAGCAGAAAGAGCCTTCAAGGGTTTTTACCCAAGAAGAACTGGATGCAGCCATCGGTAAGCGGCTTGCGAGAGAACAGCGTAAGTGGGAAAGAGAGCAGACTCAAAGGCAAGCGGAAACGCAGGCATTGAGAGCGCCAGCAGACATCCCGCCGGTTGATCAGTTTGAAAGCCCCGAAGCCTATGCAGACGCATTGGCTTACAAAAAGGCTGAAGAGCTGCTTGCCCAGCGTGAACATGCCCGGCAGCAATCTGAAATTCTTGAGACTTATCACGAGAAGGAAGAAGAAGCTCGGAACAAATACGATGACTTTGAACAAGTCGCGTACAACCCGAAACTTCCAATCACGACCGTGATGGCTCAGTCGATTCAAGCCTCGGACGTTGGCCCTGAAGTAGCTTACTACCTCGGTGCAAACCCCAAGGAAGCAGATCGAATCTCCCGTCTTGCACCTATCTTGCAGGCCAAGGAAATTGGAAGGATTGAGGCCAAGTTGGCCAGCGATCCACCAGTGAAGAAAACGACATCCGCGCCAGCACCGATTTCGCCTGTGACGGCTCGCTCCTCTGGAGCGCCGGCTTATGACACGACTGACCCACGGTCTACCAAGACCATGAGTGCTTCAGAGTGGATTGACGCCGAACGAGCCCGACAGTTAAAAAAGATGCAGGCAAACCGCTAAATTTTTAAAGGACTTTTTCCATGGCTAACAGTATCTTAACCATCGACATGATCACGCGCAAAGCGCTTGAGATTCTCGAAAACAACCTTGTGTTGACCCGTAACGTGAACCGTCAGTACGACGACAGCTTTGCTGTTGAAGGTGCCAAGATTGGTTCGACCCTGCGTATTCGCCTGCCTGATCGCGCTTTGGTGACCGACGGCGCCGCCTTGCAAGTTCAAGACGACAACGAGCAGTTCACCACCTTGACCGTGGCCAGCCAAAAGCACATTGGTGTCAACTTCACATCTGCTGAATTGACCATGCAATTGGATGACTTCGCAGAGCGTGTGTTGAAGCCTCGTATCAGCCAGTTGGC